CCGTGAGCCGCTTCGTTGGACACCTGAAGCCCGTATTCCACGATGATTTCTTTTTTCTCGCTATCGCCTGTCCTAGCAATATCGATCACCTCGAAATCACGGAGGAACTGTACAGATGCGTACTCGGGATCAAGTACGAACGCTGAACGGTCACGTTGGAAGCGGTTAGGTACAACCTGAATTGAACCGAAGTCGCTTACATACACGTCAGCCGCTCCAATGATTGTAGTTGGGCCGTCGTTTGGAGCCATGTAACGCTGTGCCGCAATACCCGCAAAACCAGATACCTTCTGCTTCTGAGTTGGGCCTACCATCAAAATTGATGGATCTCCACCTTCAGTCCAGACAGACTGGATGACATCTTTCAAAAGAGCTTCAGTGAACTCGCGAAGTGCGTCGTTAGAAGCATCTGTCGCCGCCGCATTTGGGTAGCCAGACGTTGATCCAGACAACGTTGGGTCTGCACCGTCAGTTGTACCTCCTGAACCACGGTTAGTGTTAGTGCGGAGCCACGCTTCTAAAGATGCAGTTGTACGCGCAGTGGACGCATCTCCTGCCGCCGCAACTTGGTTGCGAGTCAGAATTGCTTCCATGTCACGCTTCAGTTCAGAAGATTTCTTCGCCAACTGGTAAGCCATTTCAGAGTTACGGCCTGCCTTGTTGACAGCCTCTTCAGTACCAGAAATCTGGAGTACCTTGTTGCTGATCTGCGTGTAGTTCTGCATACGCTTAGTAGCGACCTGAGTTGCGCTTCCTGCGTCTGCGCCTTCAACAACAGCGTTTGATGTGTCAACTGCCGCCAATGAATCTGTCTGGAACTCAAACAGAGTGTTGGCTACGTTGCCACGACCAATGTTGGAAATAAACGGCGTCTCTTCTGGACTTATTGAAAAGATCGTATCGCTCAACTGTTCGCGGATACCAACCGCGTCATAGGTAGTAAAAGTTGCCATGAGTTAAATCTCCTAACCTAGCAAATGTTTAAATGCTTCAGCCGCGTCTGCGACCTTGCCTGTCTTTGCGAGTCGTTGTTGCGATTTACGATAGGCATCTCTTGCTTTCGGCGTCGTATTCGCCGCACCTGCTTTCGCAACTGGTGCAGTCTTCTTCGCCGCTTTAGGCTTACCGCTCTGAAGCTCATCGAACTTCATTGCTTTGTACAAGGTCGTTACAGCGCGGTGATCGTAGAACTGTGCAATCTCCTGATCGGTGAAGCCGATCTTCTTGGCGTATTCAGCGACTTGCGCCTTTTCCGCCTTTGCAACTTTCTCGTCACGCCATTGAGGAAGAACGTCATTCAGCTTCACTTGCTCTTGCTGAACGAACTGCGAAATTACACGCTGTTTGTCCGCTTCCTGCGCCTGAAGTAAACGCTGTTTCTCTTCCACCAAGGCACGCTTACGCTCTTGCCTTTCACGCCAAACTTCGCGCTGAATGAGCCATTGCTGTGGGTCTTGTTGATACAGGGCGTCCCAGTTGGGTTCTTGCTCCTGATCTTGCACATCAATTTGCTCAAGCACTTGCGACAGTTGTGCGCGTTCCTGCCTGATCTGTTCAAGCTCACCTTCCAGACTTTTCCTCTGGTCGGCCAATGCCATCGTCTTTCGCGTATAGTCCTGAGTCCGCGAATACCCACTCAACAATTCATCAATAGTCACCTGAACTTCTTCACCATCAACTCGGACGGTGTAAGTCTGGGCGCTACCTTCTTCGTCGGCTTCGTCCGTTTCTTCCTGACCGGCTTCGGGGTCTTCTAAAGAGTCCTCGCTATCAAACTCTTCTGACGTATCCTCTAGCCCAACGTCCTCTGCATCTGCTTCGGACTCGTTAGCAACTTCTTCTCGAACTGGTTCTGGGGTAGCCGTTGCCGGTTCCATCATCGATCCAAATAAGTTAGCCGCTTGTGTTACTGAAAGTGATCCAGTCTCTTGGTTGTCACTCATGGTTACATTATCCCTTATTTACGGTTCAGTTTGTCAAGGAATTGCTTTGCAAGTTTTCCCTTGTCCATCACGCTGAGAAGGTGAGATTCCACCTCATCTAGCATCCTGATTGCGGTATAAGCCCGCTCTCTTCTCTGGACATCATCTTCCGCTGTATTGATA